GTATTTGTACCGTTGGATCATTTGCAGTTCCAAACCCAATAAATTTACCAAAAATAGTAAAAGACAAATTAGATATATCTAAATCTTTTAAATATTTTCCTAATTGTAATAAAGCCGGGCCTAATGTTTCTGTAATTAACAGGCTTATATCTCGGCCTACGCTTTTAAATAAATCAAATGCCTGTGCTGCATCTTTGATTGCTTGCTCTTGTTCAAGTGTTGCGCCTTTGCCATCTTTTAAACCTTTGGCAAAATCTACCATGTCCACGCCTTTGGCAGATTTACTAAATACGTCTGCTGCCCTGGCGCTGCGGGTTAAAGGGTCTGCAATGCCAGCAATTGCATCTGTTGTTTTAAGCAATAGGTCTTGGGTAGACATACTGCCAATATCTTTTAAAGATATGCCCAACTGACTAAAAGTCTTTTGCCCTTCAAATGAACCTTTGGCGGCTTTGTCAACAAAGTCTGAAAAACTGGACAACATTTTTACAGCGTTGTCGCCTTTGCCTCCAGAATTCTCCAAAGCATTTGTGAGTTTAATTACTGAATCAATTGCAAGATCGTTAGCTGCGGCAGTGTCTGCTATTTGGTCTGCATATCCAACTGCTTTGTAGGTAGCAACAGTTAAAGCAGCGCCAAGCGCCAGCACAGCATTTTTGGCTACACCTACGGCGGCTGTGGCAAAGTGATCTAGTTTTCTGGACGCAGCTTCTAACCCAGTGACAAATTCCGCACTGTTAAGGCCAAGGGCTACACCGAGCCGAGCAATGTTAGCCATGATTAAATTTCTCCGAATTAAAGCCTGGTGCCTGCACCATGAAAGCTAACAAGCTGTCATTGGCCTGCGCTGCAAGCTGTTCTGCGCTTGCGGGAGGGTACAGGTAGTCATGCACTGCGCCGAGCGTGCCTGCAAGCCGGTACGGGGCTGCGTGAGGCGGTCTGATGTAGTTAAAGACGCCAGTTGTCAACACCGCAAGCTGCGCCAGCAGGCCATGATTGCCAATGACTCCATCAGCGTACATTGTTTGGATTTGCAGCATAGTGATTTGGTCGAGGGCAGCAATTGATTCTGGTGTGTGCCCATTGAAGACCATCGCCGCTGCGACTTGCTCCCTCAATGAGCCAATTAGTTTCCCCGGTTCTCCTTGTAGCCTGGGCTGATAACTTCACTGATTTTTTCCACAAGCGCAAGCTGCACGCTCAAGGGCCATTCCAGTTCAATCTCGGCGTAGGTAATGTCGTCCAGTGTGTTGGCTGGATTTTCTGGTTGCAGCAAGCGAATCATCTCAGTGATGCGTGCTTCCATCATGCCTTTGTTTGTAGCTGCTTCTCGCATTGAGCGCCCAGATACGACAACATCGTTCTCGGTAAAAACCAAGTCTTCGTTTTTCAGCGTCTTAAATTCGTCTAGGGATTTTGTCAAATCAGCGTAAATTTTATCTATTGCTGCGCTGTCTGGTTTGATGATACGGCTGTGGATGGCATCGCTTTCGGATACCAATGGCACGCGCACTCGGAAAGCATGGCCTCCAAGTTCAAACTTTTTGATGCGAAATTCTGCGCCTGTCCCCAGTGCGCTGGATAATCTTGTCATAGATTTGCTTTCTTGTATTTGTCAATTCTTCTTGCCAGTATTCCAGCAAGCGTGTTTACTGTGTTCTGTGATTCTGATTCTAACGCAACACGCAAATAAGAATGTTTTGGATTACGTGCAGTTCCAAATTCTTGAGCCATTGCTCTAGCATCGCTTTTTATACCCAGCTTAGCTAATTTTTTGCCAGATGCTGTAGTTACCAGCGAGATAACAGTGTCAGTGTTAGCAATGTATTTTGATCGCTTGTCTTTGCGGTTAGGGCGGCGTGCCTCTACTTGAAGACTGCGTTTAAGGCCACCAGTGTCTTCTGGTGCTTCGGCAATTGCTTTTGCCAATACTGGCTTCATGGCTTCCCGCACTGCGGGGATTAAGATTTTGCTGTTGGCTTTTTTGTCGCCAATTTCGTCTGCCAATTCTCGAAAGACTGCCTGGACATTGCCAACGCCTTCAAGTTTTATGCTGACGCTCATGTCATCCTCGGATGATATCTTTGTACATTAAATTGTTAAGTTCTACGACAAATTTCACGATCTGCTCTGGCGACATTGTGTTGGCATGGTTAGCAGCAATCTGATGCACCAGTTGTATGCCTGTCATTTTTTGCTGGGTAAACCCAAACCAATCTTTGCGGGATTCGGCTTGAGTTACCAAAAAATTCAGCAGGTCATTTGTGTTCTGTATTTTGTCTGACATTTTTTTCCAAGAGTTTTAGGCAAACATACTCTGCTGAGTCTGGGTCTGCCTGTGCCAACGCTTCGGCTATTTCCTCTGCGCTGACTACCTGTTGCCGTGCAAGCGCAGCCAGGTCGCCGTAACTAGCAGTCATTTCTGCCAGCACCGCATCTATTGCGGTCATACCGTGTTGCTCCAGCCGTACTGATTGCCACGTGGATGGATGGTGAAATTAGCCTTGGCTTCAGCGCCTGGTGCGGCATCAATTGTCCACTGGCTAACCCTGCCGTTAAAAGCGTAGTAGATCGTATTGGTGCCATCGGTTGCGGCAATCACGTAGGTGCGATCAATAGTCCCGTTGTAAGCGTCTGCACGCAAGAGCAACAGCACGGTATCGCTTGGGTTCCAAGCCGCTGTGATGCTCATGCTTGTAGGCGCTGATTGCACCGGGATTTTGTCGCTCTGACGGGAGCCAGCAACCATAAAAGATGCTACGGCATCGTCTTGCCCAAATGCCGGGATTGCTTCTACAGGCACCAGATTACCGCTAATTGCAAGCGGAGAAATGCTACCTAAAACGCTCAAGTTTGCCGTAGTAATAGGTGTTGGCGTTGCGCTGGGTTGAGCGTACAAGGTGGCAGAAAAGCCGGGTAATACTTTTGTCGGGAGAGCCATGATAAGTTCCTTTGTTGAGGTAGAAGAAAATTTATTGTCTTATCAGGTTGGTATATCTAGTGTGCAGTCTAAGATTACTTGTCCAAGTTTCTCATCATTATCGTAGGTGTTGTAAAGCCATTGCACATCGGCTTTGCTGATCTGTATGCCGTAAGTTGCACCGCCAAACAATCCAGAGTAGCCGTGGAGCGATTGTAGTATCTGATTGCTGATTGCAAAACCATCTTCAATTACTTGAGTAAAAATACTGATTTGAAATACTGGCGTATCAATGCCCTTGACAGTTTGATAAATGCCGGTGTAGACGGGCTGATGAATATTTCTCAACATCCAAGTTACAAATTTTGGCTCGGTAGCAAAGTTGCGGTTAAAGGTTGCGTAGACCGGCACAGGCGTGACAATGGTAGTCAATGCCGCTTGAATTGCCCTGGCATACGTAACGGGGTTTTGCTGTGCGGTCATGTCGCTGTTACCGGGTCATTGCGGTAAGCCATGATTAGCACGCTCATGCGGTCGTCTGTTTCCTGCACATCATTGATGCGCCAATCTTGCGTCCGGTAAGTGATTGAAAACAAATGCTGGGCGTTGGCTATTGTCTGCATATGCGGCGTGTAATTTAGACGGAACCGCACTAGGTTATCGTACAGCCGATATTTTTCCGAGATTTTTAAATTGTTGCCTACAGCCGACACTGTTGCCCGAGTGTCAAACCATTTTGTCGTAGTCGTAGTTTGCTCACCAAAAGCCGTTTTGCTAAAGGTAAGATTATTGATTGCAATGTTTTCAAAACGTGCAATCGCCATTACATAACCAATTCTTTGTACGGGCGCAAAAGTGTATCTACGCCAAACGGAATATTTTTTAGCGATGCCTCGGTGCTGTTGCTGCGCTGATTGTACAAGTGCGTCAACAGTAGCAAGCCAGCCTGTTTGATTGCTGGATACGTCTGTAGCGGGTTAGCTGCGGTGGTGTAGTTGACAACAATCGGGTTTGCCATATCGCTTGTGATTGTCGGCAGGCTTGTCAGGATAACCCTGTTGCCGCTGGCATCGTAGTAGTAAGTTGATGCCGTTAATAGCGTCAAGGTTGGTGGTGCGCTGTTGTTGTAGTAGCCAACCGAGTTAATTGTTACGCCTGCCTGCGTAGGATATTGATTTTGGCTGACTGCTGGCAAGTCTAGCGCCATCGGTGCGGTAATCGTTCCCTGTGCGCCGTACCAAACCCGATACGTCAGGGAAAATATAGACATTCCAAGATAGTCTTCTATAGCAAACCTAGTTGCTAGTTCAAGGCTGCTCAAATAGGTGTCTTGGCTTTCGTCATCGAACAAATTTAACTGCTGGGTGATTTCGTCCAGCGTTAGCCAGGGCGTAACCACATCTCGATTTAACTGCTCAACTTTTGAGTAATTAAACGGGTTGCGGGTTGACCCACCTTGAGCGCCAAGGATTTCGCTGGACATTGTTAAACTCCAACCAAACGCACGCCTGCAAACGGGTCACGCACGGTAGACACCATTCGGCGCTCGGCGTACAGAGTGATAAACCCTGGTGCGCTTTGCTCCATCGCTTGCACAGTCATTTCCTCTACGTCTGCAATGGTTACAAACCTGGGCCAGTTGGCAAGATAAATCGTAAATTTTCCTGCGGCAATAGTTTCCATATTTGGGTTTGCAATTACAGGCCAGCCAAAAATGTTTGCTACTGCGCCACCATCATCATCGCCTGTTTCTGCCAACAATCGACTAGCGTTACCGCTGCTGGCTGCTTTAAGTTGCCGCAAGTCGTGAATGGTGTCTGGGTGCATCATCCAAGCGCAACCGGGCAAATTCCAATATTGTGCTGGAAGGTTTTTAGCAAGATTTACCAAATCATCGTACACAATTGCAGCGCCGTTTTGCGATACCGTCAATATTGAATGGATGCCGTCTGTGATAGCTGTGCCAGATGTTCCATACGCAGCCGAGCCGCTTGCATAATAATTTAGCCCACGCAATCCATTGGTGCTGCCTGTGCTGGTTGTGGTGGAGCCGGTTTGATCGTTGTTCAGCACCATGCTGGCACCCTCCAACTGTGCAAATTCAAGCATCATGTCTTCAACAAGCGTTTCATTTAAATAATTTATGTCTGACATTACCGCTGTTCGCACAGGCAGGCTGGCGCTAACGACACGGGTTGGCAATTGCCAAATGCTTGTGGCGGTGTTGGGTGAGCCAGTGTTTGGGGTAGCAGCGTACAGCCAAGGGTTTGTACTGTTTGCGGCGTTACCTGTTTTTGCAACAAACTGCACGCTGGAGCCAGCCGCAGGAATTACTCTAGACAATTCTCTGATTGGATTTGCAAAACGCAGCGCAGCAAAGGCGTTATCAAAGAAAGTGCGCCCACCGATTCCGTCTCCAGAGCCGGTGAGGGCAGAGGCTTCGGTCAAATCAATTTTGACTGCATGGCCTTCGTGCAGCGTTTGCTTGATGCCCGACAAAATGCGTGCTGTAGTCATTTGATTTTCCCGAATGTTAAAAAAAGGCAGGGGAAGTCCAACCTCCCCCTGCTAATGGCAACTTAGGTCGATGTGCCGGTGGAGCGATAACGGATAATGGCGTTCGGGTCACGGATGCTGGTTGCCAGCCGTTTCTCGCCATAGAACGTAATCGATCCTGGGAGCGTTTGGTCATAGCGGCGCATAACCATATCCATCCGATCAATGATGCTGTGACCAAGCTGCCAATCACCAAAGTACATCGGGTAGAACGATGTGGTGCCTGCGCTGCCAGCCGTTGCCTGAGTCGGATTA